CTTTATGTTCTCTTGCATCTACTTCTTCCCATCTATTAGACATTGTCTCACCTCTAAGCTCATCAAGAATAATATCAAATTCTTCATCTGTTAAATCTTCACTTAATTTAACACCTGTTTCTTCTTCTTTAGTTTCTTCATCCTCTACATTATCTAATTCTGTAAATTCTAAAGGTTGTAAAGTCTTAAAGTATAATTTAAGTGAAACACCATTATAAGCTAAGATTTGATTAAAGGCATCTATTAAGAGATGTTGGAAAGGTCTAATAACAGTATTATCCATAAGCGTAGAAGCTGTTTTAAGCTCATCTGCGTTGTTTCCTAACCCTGAGTTATCTTTGATACCTAAAAGCATCGGAGAAACGACCCTATGAGCTACCATTATCTTTTTAGTAGACTCCTCTGACAAGAATTGATACTGATTATGTGCATCACTTAATTGTACAGGTTCTATACTTGCAGCACTTTCTGCATTGTCATTAAAAGCTAATATGAACTTACCTGCATTACTTGACCCACTAAATTTGTTGTATATTCTTTGTTCTATAAGTCTTCTTTCCTCTGCATTAGGAGTACCATTGTTAAAGTTAATTAACATAGATGGACTCATACCATTTAAGATGTTGTTTAAGTGAAAGTTAGATACTTCTTCTTCAAGCTCTGCATATTGTAAACCTCCTTGATAATCTACAGGACTATAATAGTAATATCCTGAACGATATGGCTTTACATATAGTATTTCTATAGCTTCTTTGCTTGTACCAAATGCAGGTATTCTTAAAGGTTTATCAGAAGGTCTAATCTTATCCCAGTCCTTCCAATAGTAATATGCTTCTATATCTCCTTTCTCATTACATTTCTCTGCTCTAAGTGTTTCTACAGGCATATGCTCTATCTGAGCTATCTTAGTTCTATCTTTAGAATAAATTACCTGTATTGCACATTGTCCCATCAGTTTTAAGTCGTATGCTAATCTTCTTACACTATCATTATCAAATAATGAAATCATTTGTGCATATTGGTCTGGTTTTTTACTGGAATTAGTAGCATCTAATCCTTTACCATATATCATAGAAGATATAGCGTTGATTATGGCATTGTTAGTTGGACTTCCGTTGTATCTGTCTATTAGATATTGAAAGTAGTTGTTGTCCTCTCCATAAGAAATCCAATCTCTATTACTAACTTCTTTTATTTTAGGACTTGTGTAAGTGCTTAAATTTACTATTCTTAAATCGTTCATATTATTATGTAATCGTTATCGTGAGAACCTGCAGTAGTATCAAATGTATATTCACCATCATTAATTGAATAATAATCGTTACTTGATTGATCTACTGTTTGGTCAGTACAAAATACTTTGTCTTTGTATATTATGTTAGAAGATGTATCTAATAACTCTATGTCATAAGTTCTACCCTCTTTTAATATTGAATTTCCTGAAGATGTATATTCATTAGAAATACTAAGATAGTTTCCATCTACTGATGGAGTTACTGTAAAACTAAATTCTTCATTTAATGAATCATCTCTTACTTTTAAAGTAGTAGAAGAAGTAACATAACTTCTTGGTATAATCTTTATAGTTTGAGCTGATGCACTTGTAGTAAGTTTCTTCATACTTATATATCGAAAAAAAAACTATATTTTGTGTTAAATGCAAAAAAAAAGAGGACATATAGTCCCCTTAATTTTTTAACTTAATGATTTATTATCCATTATTAGGAGTAGCAGGTGAAATCTTAGCTACATTTACATTATCAGTAACATCAGTTGAATCTGCAAGGAATGCAGGAGCTGATACTTCTTGAGCAGTTAGCGTTAAAGAGAATGAACTTGCATCTCCCATAGCTGCACCTGTTGTAAATGAACCACCAGATACTTCACATCCGTGTTCTCTACCTAATAAGAAGAAGTTTCCATTATAATCCTCTACAACGATTTGTGGTCTTCCTAAAGCTATAATTTTTAATTCTTCTTGTGTTTTACTATCTAATAGTTGTAATGAAATATTTAAAGTTGATTCAAAGAAAGTAGTACCGTTTTCTCTTGAACTGTTTACTGCAGTTTCCATAGATGAACTTCCTTTAAGGTCGTATTGAAAAAAGTCAGGAGTTCCTCCTATATCTACTTTTTCTGCATCTGTGGCATTATCAGTAACAGTAAGACCATAATCTGCAAAGTAAACTGTTTTAAGTCCACCTACTGAAGATTTACAAGGTATATTTCTTCCTGTTGTTAATGTACAAGCCATATTATTATAATTTTTATAAGAAAGGGTAAGTAGGCATATACCCCACCTACCCTTCTATGTTAAACAATTTATTAAGCTAATGTCAATAAAGATAGGTCACTTCCTATTCCATATTGTACACCTGCTGAGAATCTCATTACTACTCTTACGTTTTGAGAACCATCTAGGTCAGCCATATCTAATAACTTAACTTCGTTGTGGTCAGATAAAAGACCTGTACCAAAGTAAATGTTAGATTTTTGTCCTGCAACGATGTGATTAGTTGGCATACCTGGAGCTAATACAACTTCGATTCCATCGAAAGAAAGTGCATTACCTTGATTGTACCATAAACCACCTCTTGCATCAACACCTGAACCACCAACACCATTAGCAGCATATCCTCCTAATTGTCTGATGTATGATTGCCAAGCTATTGTAGGAACATAGATTTTTAAATCTTCTTTTCCGTAAACTGCAGAAGGTAAAGCATCAACAACATTCTCTAATAAAGAAATAATGTTAGTTGAACTGAAAGCAGTTTCACCACCGTTAGCAGCATCGTTAACGTCTCCGTCAGCAGCAGCTAATACTGTGATTCCATCAAACTCACCAGCGTTTCCGTTTACACCACCCCAAATGTTTTGCTCATTCTTTTCTGCTACCAATCCTGCAACGTGTCCGATTAAGAAATCAGAAAACTTTGGAGGTAATTGGTCATTTAGAGAACTGTATCCCATTGAAATTGCTTCCCAATCTGAGATAAAGTCTTGCTTACAAAGCTCAAGGTTTACTTGGAATTGCTCTGGTTGTAAGATTCTTTCTGTTAAAGTAACAGTAGCTGTGTCAGTAAAGTCACAAGAAGCGTCTTTAATAACGTTAGCATCAGTTGCTACTTTTTTGATAACATCTTTAAATTTAACGTTAGGTTTAATTTCGATGTTTCCTTTTTCTAATGTAGGAGAACTTAATAGAGCAGCAGAAATATACTTCCCTGAAAACTCACCTGCATATGTACTTGTAATTGAAACTGTAGTTGCCATAATTTAATTTAATTTAATTTTTATTTGAAATTTGCTATTTTACTATATACTATATCTTTAGTTGTTAGGTTTCTCTTTTGAGAGTAAACAACTTTGTTTAATTCTTCTTTTGCTTCAGGAGAATGCTTGATAGGTTCAGAAGCAGGTTTAGATAATTCTTCTTTTAGAGCTTCATCTTCTTGACAAGCAAGTTCTGTCAATTTATGTGACATTAATTCTTCTTCCTTTTGCATTTCTTCTTTCTTACCTTCCTTCATCAATTCTTTGATTTCTTCTACCATAGATTTGATTTCAGCAAGTTCTTGTTTAGTTGCGTACTTGTCTTCTTTTTTTAATTCTTCTTCTACTTCTTCTACTTCTTCTTCTTCTTCCACAACTTCTTCTTCTCCACCTTCTTTGATTTCTGAAATAATACCATCTTCTGCTATTACTAAGATTTTACCATCTTCCATTTCGTACTCTCCAATAGGTAAAGCTACTTTTTCATCGTCAGTTAAGATAAATACTTCTTGTCCTGACTCGAATGATTCTGCTTCTAAAACAGTACCATTTTCTAATTTAGCTTGAGCAAGTTCTATCTTTTCTTCAGTAGATAATTCTACACCCAAGACGCTTTTGATTTGATTTAACATTTCCATAGGTTTCATATTAATATATCGTATTTAGTTAATTATTTTGCATTTTTAAGAGTTTCTATTTATACTTCCTATACCTTGTGCGTGTAATGAACCATCACAGCATTTAATACTATAGGTTTCTTTATCCCAACAAAGACAAGCTCTGTTTCCTCCTTGTGGACTTACATTATATGTAGTATCTTCATATTTATTACGCATAGTTTTGTGTTTTTTGTATAAAGTATTCTATGTCCCAAACAGTAGAAGTACTTCCGTTTGATTCTATATAGATAGACGCTCCATTATCAAGAAAGTTTTGGTCTATATAATATTGAAATACATTATGAAACACTTGTGTCGTTGCATTTCCTTTAATATAAGCTAAAGCAATATCAAGATTCTCAATAACACCTCCTCCATTTTGAATTGACAAATCTAAATATGTTTGATTTGCATTTGGAGTTTGTGCTTTAAATTCTATTGTTATTATATAAACGTCGTTTAAATGATCTCCTATTATTTTTTGATTTGCACCGTTTTCATAATATTCAACAGAAGAGTCGCTTCTAATTACAGTTCCTTTATTATTAGGCAATAACGCAGAAACACCATCTGCTAAACTTAATGGTGATGCTGCTGTATATTCGCTATCTATGTATCTAGCCCATCCTACATTAGTTCCTAAACCTGCTTGTGGGTGTAGCTTAATCCATTCTCCCTCATAAACTGTATATACTCCACTTTCTGTAGTTACAAATGCTCCTTCTTCTATTTTATAAGCGTTTCTTATTGCATCAGTATCGACATCAACTTGTACTTTATAAGATGTGTTTCTTAATGTAGCCATAAATTATTTAATTGGTATGCAGTTAGGTACTAATCTTCCATTCTTTCTTTTCATTCCATATTGCTCATATCCTGCTTGACAAGGTTTTTTAAGTTCGTGTTGTTCACAAGGCATAAACCATATCTTACCTTCATACTCGTGTTCGTGATAAGAGTTACACCCCATATCTTCAGCCATCTCTATAGCTTTTTCTTTTGTGGAGTATGCTAACCTATCATCTATTATAGCATAGTCATCATTTATCTTCATAGAAGCTAACTCTAATTCTTTTAGTTTAGATTCACTCCATCTCTTTGCTGCTAATCCTCCCCATAAGTAGAAACTTATAGTTCCACATTTAGAATTATCACTTGGGTCAAAGTATTCTTCTGCTCTTGACAAATAAGAATACATACGCTTTATAGTTTCTTTACTTATTGGTTTTCCTTGTGCAAGTTGAGTAG